CTCCTTGCGTCCACACTTCATGCCACAGAACCAGCAAGATACACTACTGAAGAAGTTTGTGACAATCCAGCTGGATGTAAATTTGTAGAAGATAAGTGCATCGGATGTGTGACTAAAGAGACACACGGGCCTGCACCAATTATCAATAATAACACTACTAATAATTACAACAAGACAGAAATTCACAATCACAACTATACAAAAGAAACAGTTATAAAAGAGACAGTAAAAGAAGTGCCAGTCACTACAGAACTAGTAGTGAAACACGAATACGTTACTGTGACAGAGCCAGTAGAGAGACTTCGGCCTTACATTTCTGTGAACGACAACGACAAAATCTCTATACTTGGAGCAAAACATCTTGGTGATAATGTCTGGACTTTTAATATGAAAGTTAGAGGTAAACATTCAAAGTGTTCCTCTCCACACATTTCACCAATATTCACAGGCGGTTCAGCCTCCTGTGCGAACGAGTTCTTTCACTATTCAATAGATTGGGAATAAAAATGCAAAATAGCGCAGAAAAGACTTGACAAATATAGCCAGCTCCTGTATAATAGTAGGTGAAGAGTGAGAAAAGGTTCTTGCTCAAAACCCTCAAGAGAAATTGATTATGACATATTGGAAAGTAAAATTAATTATTAAAGACAAGCTTCACAAGACAGAACTGTTTGAGAAACTTTCAGACGCCAGACTTTGGGCGATGAAAGAATCTAAACTTTCAGTTTCACACCGAATGTTCAACAATACAGATATTGTTGCTGACATAACCTCACATGAGTTTGCATAATGGAAATCGTACTGAACGGAAAGACAATCAAAAATGCCACGGTGATGTTTAACGTGGATTCAAAAAACATTCCTTACACTCTGGTCACTACTAGAGGTAAGACATTTTCTTTAGTAAGAAATAGAATTACACCTACATTACTTGGTGTAGTAAATCATGGTTCAATCAATAGCCACAAGTTTCGTGGTTATAGTTGGATGAGAGAAGTAAATAACACTTTAGTTGGAATTTCATAATGAAAATGTGGATGGAAGAGGCACTTGGTGCTATCATGTTGTTTGGTATGGCTTACATAGCAGCAGTCATTATTTTAAGTTTATAAATTATAGAGAGAGTATATTATGAGTATGGAATTACATACATTGAGAGCAGTAAAAATTACCCAAAACATATTTGAACTTAATAGGGTAAATAGAGAACTTGTCGCAGTTCGTAAAATTGTCGCCGAGTTAGAAATCAGAAAAGATGAATTAATGAATTTATAAAGATTTAGAACCTAAGCATTCCGAGAATGTTATGTGAGTGAGTTGCAATTAAGTCCCTTTCATTTAAGAGATGAAATTCAATTGCACATCTAAGTCAGTGATGTTAATTCTAATGAATTAGCGGACTCAAGACTTTAGGTGTCGAAGGCCAAGGACGAGCTCATGGTTCTTTCTTTTTTTTTATAGAAACAGTAGGAGATTATGAAATACGATAGATTTAATTTAGAAGAAGAAATTCAGAATGTATGGCACACAAAAGATGACTTGAATGCTATAACAGAAAGACTTTATGATGATCCAGATGGCCCAATGACACAAGATGAAATTTCAAATGTTCTAATTGGTCTGAGTGAATTGCACGAAACAAGAATGAAAAAATTGTGGAGAGTTTTTGAGACTATGGTTCATCAAAAAAATAGTTTTTTGAGAGAAGAAGTTACTATGGGTGATGTATTAGATAAAATAGTAGATGATGCTGAAAAGGAATAAATGTGGGCATCAATAATTCTTTTTACATTTTCGTTGAATGCACAAATAGACCAACACTTCAAGAGTAAAGAATTGTGCTGGGAGTTTTACGAAAAACACCCTCTACTCTACAGACAAATAGATGAAGCCTTCCCCAAAGATTATTATGTGAGATTATATAATAATGATGAACACGGTCTTGTATGGATAACTTGTAATAAGCTATCAGACTTGAGAGGAAATGATAATTCTAAATTTCCATTGAACGTATCGCTACCAACTCCAACTACAAAATAAATGTATAGACCATTACCAGATTATGTGTCAATAAGAAACTCGCCCATTGATGGGTTTGGTCTTTTTGCTACTAAACGAATACTCGCCGGAACTTACATTGGTATAGTTCATTATACTAATGACAAGCATCCCGAAGGTATTACACGCACACCACTTGGTGGGTTTGGAAATCATTCAGACACACCAAACTGTTTCAAAGTAAAATTAGAAAATAATAATTCTTGGATAGGTGCTATAAGAGATATAGAGCCGAACGAAGAGATAACTTGGAAATACACCCTTTATGAGATAATATGATGGCTAAAAAAAAGACAGTAATACCACGCAAAAAGATTGCACCTGTAAAGAAGAAACGAGAACTTACTGAAGAAGCGAGACAGAAGATGCGTGACCGGCTTGCTGCTATGCGAGCTAAGAAGAAACCTGCAGATTATAAGAATATAGCAAAGTCTGTTCTGAATCTTCCAGATGATGACAAGTATTCTTTTAAGAATGTTAAGGAGTGGATTAAACACTCAAAAGATCTGGTTTCAGAATATAACAAGACTGCTCGGAGTAGAGCAACTACTTCACAAGAATCACAAAAAGCATCTAATGCAGCTGATCACAAGAAGGTATATATTAGAGAACTTGAAAATTATTTAAAAACTGGTGATTGGATTAGTTACTTCTCAGGACAAGATGAAAACCAGAGGGTTATACCACGTTGTGTGGCGATGTCTTTTTATCCTGACGGCACTCCTAAGCGTGACGCTGGGGTATATTATCCCGATATTAACATGGTCTGGACAAGAGATATGGACGAATCAGAGTTTGGTTTAGAGAGAGATTCTTCAAATTATGTTCCTAAAAAGTCTGGAACTGTGGCTATAACTGATAAGCAATTTGACTCATCATTATAATTAATCTCTTGACAGATAAATATTTCTATGGTATAATAGAGATAACGATTAAAGTATGGTAATGGGTAATCGTAGTTGCACGCTTTCTCTCCCTAGCTCCTTCGGCTAGATTAACCAGTGCAATCTCATACTATGAAAACTGATAACCAAAGTGTCTAATCATCACTGAACTTTTTAGGAACTTATGACAAACGAATTATTAACAAGACTTATCGCAATTATTGCAAGATTTGATCAAGGACTAACTGAAGCAAAAGGTGGAGAAGGTATTGATAAACCGGCAATCCGAGAAGCCAAATTAATTTTGAGTTCTGACGATAATACTTCTTTTGTGTATGATTTAAATCATAATGATGCAGCAGAGGTTGTTGGGCAATTTTCTCTTTTCAAAAAAGGAGAAGATAAAGTTGTTACTCCAATTCCTATTACCAGTTTTGTTCATGAAGGTAAGATTGAAGGTATAGATACAAAGGATATTTTATTAAATTAAATAAAGGATATTATGACATTAAAAATTGATTTCGGTGAAAGTGATTTTGCTCCAGAAGAAACCCCTAAAGCAGCAGGTGGTACTGAACTTATGCAGAAGTGGTTATTTTCCCGCATTGACCCAGAGCTAAAGAATTATTTTCAATGGGTCGCTTCTCGTAAAAGGAAATTAGAAGATAAACCAAGATTGTTTTGGGCTCATGACCTTGCCCAAGATCCAGAAGTTGCATTTCTTAAAGAACATAAGAATATGCTAGACTTTGAAAAGATAATCTTTGTCAGTAATTGGCAACAGTATCAGTATGGAGTTTATCTTGGCCTTCCTTATGATCATGGTGTTGTCATTCAACACGCCATAGAACCTATTCCAGAACATGAAAAACCTAAAGACAAAATATCTTGTGTCTATATGAGTACACCTCATCGTGGATTAGAGGTTTTACTTGGTGCTTGGAAACATCTCAAAGAAAACAATAAATCTGAAGAAGTTCAATCAGCAGAACTGAATGTCTTTTCTAGTTTTAAAATATATGACCGAGCTCACATGGATGAACAATATCGCCATGTATATAAAGCTGCTCAAGAAATGGATGGTGTCAATTATCATGGTACAGTATCTAATGATCAGATTAGAGAAGAACTTACCAAGAATCATATTATGGCATATCCATCGGTTTATATGGAAACCTCTTGTATTTCAGCAATTGAAGCTATGAGTGCAAAGTGTATGGTGGTATGTCCTAATCTTGGTGCCCTTCCAGAGACTTGCTCAAACTTTGCTTGGATGTATGGATATGAACCTGCACCTGAGAGACATATTGCAGTTCATTCACATATTCTTGGAAAGGCTATTGAGTCGTACAGGAAAGATGAGACAGAGATTTTGTTGAGTTTACAGAAGACATATTTTGATACTTTTTATAATTGGGATATGCGAATGAATCAATGGAATCAATTTCTTGAATCCATTAAACTGAGAATAGAAATGGGTAAAGATGATACTACTTGATTATAGTCAAACTGTGATTGGTTCTTTTATGGCCATGGGCAGAGGTAAGCCAGTTGTGGAAGAAGATCTGTTAAGACACACCATACTTAATTCCATCAGATTGTTTCGTAATCAGTTTGCAAAAGATTATGGAGATATGGTTATTTGTTGTGATGGTAAAGATAACTGGAGAAAGAAAGTATTTCCAGAGTACAAAGCAAATCGTAGGAAGAATAGAGAGAATGATCCTACTGATTGGAAAACTCTGTTTGAACTGTTACATGAGATGAGGGAAGATTTGACTAAATACTTTCCATATAAGGTCATGCACGTAGATACTGCAGAGGCTGATGACATTATTGGTGTTCTCATTAACACGTTGGCTGAGGATGACAATCTTCCACCTACTCTAATATTGTCCAGTGATAAAGACTTTATTCAGTTACAAAAGCACAAAGAAGTTAAACAATGGTCACCACTTCAGAAAAAGTTTATAATGGGTGACGCTGTGGAATCTCTCTATGATAAGACCATTAGAGGTGATACTGGTGATGGTGTTCCTAACATCCTTTCCTCAGATGATACTCTTATTACTGAAGGAAAACGTCAAACTCCTGTAACCAAGAAGAAAATGGAACTCTGGAGAGGTCAAAAACCAGAAGAATTTTGTAATGAGGCTATGCTCAGAAACTACCATAGAAACAAGACAATGGTTGATTTGGATGAAACTCCAAATTCAATTCGTATAAATATAGTTAATCAATATAATAATCAAGAAGCTGGTAATAGAAGTCAGCTCTTGAATTACTTTGTTGATAAAAGATTGAAAAACCTTATGGAAGTAATTGACGAGTTTTAATTATGACAACTAGTTTACCGAGAATTTTTGGTGAGATTGCAGCCGCACCCGCCAAAAAACAAAAGAAAGAACTATTATTAAAATATGATTGTTTTGCGCTTCAACAGATTTTAAAAGCAGCATTCGATCCAAATATAAAGTTTCTCTTACCTCCGGGCGCACCCCCAATAGCAAAATTTCAAGGAGACACGGACGAGCCAAATCCAACATATCTACACTTTCATATTAGAAAGTTGTATTTGTTTGTTGAAGGTCAATCTCCAGATAATTTGTCTAACATGAGGAGAGAATCAATATTTACAGAAATTTTAGAAGGTATACATCCTTCTGAAGTAGAACTTCTTCTGCAAGTGAAGGATAAAAAACTAAAATGCAGAGGACTAACTTTCAACCTTGTAAAAGAAACTTTTCCTAATTTATTACCATGATAAAAAGTTTAGAAGAGAGAATAGTCAATTTAACCAAAGTTACTACAGACAATGTTGAAACAACTGTAGAAGCTGAACTACGGCAATTGGAAATGAAGGGCGGAGTACCGATACAAGTTTCGGTTGTTCTTGCTAAGGAAGAAAATTTTCAATTTACTATGGATTGGAATAGTACCATGTCAAAATTTTCCACTACATTAGATGGAATTAAATGGTACTCTGATTTTGATTACTCCTTATACTCCCCCAAATTATGGGAAACTGGCA